ATGGTTTTGAAGGTACTTAATCAAAGCTTGTTCATTGCTTTGCATTGCACCTTCCCATACTCTATTAAGACCTACCTGTGCTTGGGAGTACCCGCGCTGTGCAGCTAGATCACTTTCTGTTATATCTTGGAAGTACTTGTTACGCTTAGCGCCCCAAACACTTAGTTGTTGATACCACTCATGTTTACGAACTCTTAATGCATGTTCATAACTTTGAATAGCAGCTCTATTTCTTGCTCTCGCTTGAGAAGCCCCTTGGAGCGCTCCGAACGCGCCTTGAGCGAACGTCCCTAGCCCCAGCGCTAATGGATTGCACACGGCAAAATTCTATAAAGGATAAGTTGTTAGGTCCGTAAGAAATTTCTCTTATAAATTTGAACCCTAGGAATCGAAGTAACTTTAGATGGAGTGCGTTGCGTTTATCAACAACATTCCACAGCAACTTTTCTTTTCTGCTTTCAACATAACGTTTAGATTCCCTTGCAAACGTATGTGGATATTTAAGTATAGCTGGTGTACAAAGCATCCAGATCTGCCCGTCTTCATGTACTCCAGCTGCACCTGCTATTTCACCATTAGGTACTTTGAAATATACAGAGTCACCTATAGTAGAAGCTAAAGGTATTACTTTCTTAGGATCATGTCCATGACCCTCTTCAACTTCTTTTAGATCTTCTGGTAGTAGGTTGGAGGCTACTGTCATAGCAGCCTCTGCCGTTAGTTTATATATGTATTTAGACACGTTGATAATAGTTGGTGGTAAAGTCTCCTTCCCATGTCATTGAATACAATGTAGCGGGTGTAGGGTGTGTCGATTTAAGTTTTACTGATAAGTTTGTATTTCTTTCATATACTGGTACTGTCTGAGTTATAACTTCATTTACCTGTACTCTATTAGCTCCATAACTATCAGCTATTGGAGGTTCCCACGTTTCAGAATAATCAGGTTTACCAGTTCTATTGATAGTTGTAGTATATAGACCAGTTGGACCGAAGTTCATCTTAAGTCTATGTATAATTAATGTACCACTAGTAAAGGCTTTAGATTGATCACCACTGGTTTGTGTGTTATATATAGTAGGTAATGTTACCTCCATATCATATTGATAACCAAGTATTATATTATTAGCTGGTGTAGTATCATCACTAGTATTACCATCTTCTACACCTTGAGGATCATATGTTTTCCAGTTACCTTTTAATTGTACTGTAGATCCTGAAAGTGTAGCATCAATAGAATAACCTTGGAATGTAGTATCTGAAGTTGTAGGTACAACAAAGACTGCTAATTGCCCTGCGCTATTATTAAAGCCTGTAGGTAAGGTAAATGTAGTTCTATCATTAACAGCATCATAAGCTGATAAAGCAGAAGAAGCTACAATAGTACTATTATCTAAGTGAACTCTATATGTAATATCATCAGTTGTATCAGATGTAGTACCTTTATCATCATTGATAAAATGACCTGAATCATCTAATTTCAATGAGAACTTCTGCATTACATCCTTACTACCATTTCTAATGATTACATATAAAGCATCATCTAATACTGCATGATGTTGTATGTCACCTGACAATTCCCATTGAAACCATGCTTGTTGCATACGTCTTTGGTTAGTGGTGAAATACCTAAAACCATATAAAGTAGATGAATTTTTTTTACTAAAAAATATAACAGAGTTCTCTCTTGAGTTAGATATTAAAGCTAAATCTTGATCAAACAATCTACTTACAACTTTAGTTTGATCTACAACATCAGGCTCACCTTCTCTAGCTATCTTAGATACTTCCCAGAATCTAGAGTACTTACCAGCATTATCTAAGAAAGCTATAGTAGTACCTAAATTTACAGGGTTAGTTTTATAGTTAAAATTATAGTTAGATAAAGCATTGATTTTAGCAGTCATAGGACTCAAGACATCAGAGTCAGTAGTCAACATGAATTGCTGTGTCTTAGTAAATAGAACTAAACCAGAGTTAACTTGTATACCATCGTATACTATAGCAGGATGTTCAGAGCTACATGATAGATCTATAACATCATTTGTAGTAAATGTAATAGCAGATTTAGGCCAGAAGTTTGTAAATTCTCCAGGTTGAGACATGATAACATTCTCATCACTGAGTAATACCATTCTATTCCTAAAGAATAACATTCTGTTTATCTTGTTACCTATGAAAGAAGGTTCTGGTGCTGTTACATCTGTACCTACTAATACAGGATCCCAAGCTACTTGACTAACTGTAAAGGTAGTAGCATTGGTACGTACCATTTTAATAGGCATAGTATCAGGATTTATAGTAGTAGTTCTACCAGGAGCAGCACACTCTTCCCATGATCCAGGTCCATCTTTATCACTCTTTCCAAAGAATTTTACATAATAATCATCTTCATCTGCAGCACCATTTCTAACTTTAACTACATATCCATGCTTACATTGCTTAGGAAGATCAGCCACATCTTGTACTGAATCAGTTAATACATTAAGCAATTCTCCTGCAGCTGTAGAAACTTGGAATGTAGCATCAGTACGTTTAATATATAAACCAGTTCCTATTTGCTCACAAGTAAAACCACTGTTAGATAAGATCTCTGTTCTTATAGCTCCTATTATTGATTCAGCTGTTACTACAGTGTCACCATCAAATGAAGTAGGTGTAGGACGTATTAGAGCTAGGTTTGCACTGACTTTTGATTCACTAGATTCTTCTACTGTTACTGTATAGTTACTATTATGAACAGGTGTTGTCATAGTAACTGTCTTAGTATGATTCTGTTCCCAACCTTCTCCACCATATAGTAAATCTACTTTAACCATATATCTACATTTATATATAGGAGAAGTACTGTTACCTTCTGTAGTAGGTTGACCATTAGTTGTAATTCTAAACGCTAAGTTAGATCTACCAGTTTGATCAGTTAGAGATGGTCCGAAAATCTGAGTACCTACACTATCGCAAGTACCGTTTGTTTTTAAATGATTACTGCTACCAGCATCTGATTGGCTATATGCTACACTTAATCTTGTAGCAGTATGTATAGTACTTAAATCAGAATGGGCTGTACTATTATATATTTCTAAACCATATTGACTAGAATATTTAACTTGTTTTAATTCTACAAATGCTTCGAAAGGTCTAGCAGGTTCAGTGGTTGATGCCATTGCTGCTGTCTTAGTACGATTAAGAAGATAAGTATAATCATTAAGAGTTAAAGATTGTATATCTTCATCAGTAGTATGAGTTAAATAAGAAGTAAGTGCAGATGCTGTACTTGAATCATAGTTAACGGTCATTGCATAACCATCACTACATCTCCACATATTTATATCACCTGACCTATTAACTTGTCCTATATACTGCTCAGCTTCATCTCTATAATAATGGAACCATTTACCATTAGTATTTGAGTTCAATGCAGATGTACTGTTATCACTTAAAGAAGCTATGAGTTTACCACCTGGACGTTTCAAGAGACCTTGAGTTACATCAGGTAATACGTTCTTAGCTTCTACTACTTGACCTGGAAGTTTCTTCTCATCAGGCTGTTGAGATATACCTCCTGTGTAATGAGGTACTGTTTGAGTAATACTTGTCATTAGCGTCTTAGTGCTTCATAAGGTTGATATGATTTATAAATACTTTCATGTGGATTACCAAAGAATGAATGATCACCTTTGTCACATTCGTATTCTAAACATGCAGCTCTACCACGGTTCTCATCGTTCTGTAATAGTGTTGTGAGCTGTGGGTTCGATACAAGCTGGGTAGCAGCCCGTACAGCAGCCCTGTAAGTTATGTAACGTTGAAATACATTCGGAAGATCTTCGAATGAATACAGCGTCACTAAGTCAAGGTACAGAGTCTGTGTAAATACATCAGTATGATCTACTAAATCATATAACCTACCATTACGAGTAACAACATCTTTAGATTTATCTTTCAATCCATCATTGATATCATATCTTAATGTATTATTAGGTATAGTTATATAGCCATCAGCATCAGGCTCAGTAGCAATATGGTATTCAGTATTAAAGTGCCATCCTTCATTTTGTACATCCTTATTTACTTCTGTTAATATATTATATATGAATGAAACTTCTGGGTTTTCATAATTCAAAGTAGTGATTGGTGATTGACCGATAGCTCCCAAGATTGAGTTCACTGCGGATAGTTCGGTATCGGTGTCTGTCGTCGAGGTTGCCATAGTTAAAAAAAAAGGGGAGCCGAAGCCCCCCGATATGTTGGTTAATATAAATAAGTTTAGAAAGCAGCGTTTCCTGATGATCCTGCAGCAGCACCTGCAACAAGTTCAACAGCAGCAGCTGGGTTTAGGTAGTCGGCGCCCATTGCCAAACGTCCTAAAATCACGTCTCCCTGATAAATCACGGACACATCACCTGAGGTAATTTGTACTTGAGGTCCGATTGCTTCAACGCAACCTGCGGCTTCTCTCTGGAATATCAATCCACAAGAGTTAGCGAATTCTGTCTCTTCACCATACTCGTTGTTGATTCCAGCTACATCAGCTGCAGCATCTTCAACAGCTTCACCGACAAATGAGCCGATGTTACCAGGAGAAGTTACTCCAGGGTTAGTAGCAGAAGCAGATCCGTACTTAGTACCATAGCTTGAGAAGAATGGGATGTTCATTGACTTGAAGATCTTAATGCCTGCAATCTCAATGATTCCGTTTCCACTCTGTAGAGCTTTACCTTGTACGTCCCTGTTAACAAGACCATTAGTACCTACCGCTTGGATAAGTTCATAGTATTGTCTTGGGTTTAGAACACCTACTCGTCCTTCACCACTTACTCCCTTCTCATCTAATGCAGCTGCAGCATCATAGAATGCAGAGATTAGAGAAGCAGGTACATAAGCATCTGAAGCTTGGTTGTTTGTACCAACACGAATTTGTGTTCCGCCTGGTTCTACGAATCCAGACTTAGTTATTGGAGAAGCAGCTCTAGCTCCACGTGCAATAGCACGGAACACTAGTCTATCATACTTCTGTGCGAGGGCATATCCAATCTTCTTAGATATCTCTCCTCTCAACTCATAATGTGCAAGAGTCTCATCTAGCTCATAGACAAATGCACTGGAGATGAGTAGATCATCAACAGTAATTGTCT